TTCTAGGCTATTTTATCTTATTTATTCGAAAAAAGCACGAAAAAAGAGCACACAACAGTTATAGACAATACGATAATTTACACTGTTTCACAATACGTTGAAATTTAGAGCTTTAAAGCGAGAGCAAAGTTGACTTTTTACATCGTTTTACAGACATTTACGACATTTTTGCCCCTTTTTTGCCCCTTATAAAACAAAAAAAGCCCGCAAGCCTGAGCCTGCGGTCTAGTGTAATCTATTTGAAAGCCTTTCTGTTTTTTATTTTTCTTCTTTTGGTTTGTCAATGACGGTCACAAGTCCATCTGGTTCTGTTTTGAATGCTGGATCTGTGTGTAATTCACCGTTCGCCTTCAAGTAGTACCAGCCGTCGCCTGATTTGACGAATTGTTTGGATAGCATGTAGCCGTCTTTTTCTTCCATGAAATACCAGGTTTCACGATATTTAACCCAGCCAGTAGCCATACGACCATCTGACTTGAAGAAATACCATCGATGGTTGAGGAACATCCAGCCTGTGACCATTGCGCCACGCTTGTCAAGATAGAACCAGTCTTTGCCATCGTTGAACCAACGATTGATTAGACAATACCCACGTTCATTGAAGTAGAACCACTCTCCCTTGATTTGCTTCCATGTTTTCGTAGGATAAGAGCCGTCTGACTCTTCCCACCACCAGCCAGAAGCATTTTGGCGCCATCCAGCTTCAGACAGACCACCTTCAATGTCTTTCTTGAACTGATCACGGCTGATACCCCATTTGGCCAGATAAGGGTATGGATCCACATGATCGCTTGCATTTCGCGGCTGGTTATACGTACAGTATTGGTGCGTCTTAATTCCAGCCAAGCTATCAGAATCCAGCGTTTTCGGAATTCCTGCTTCATCAGCAAGGTTTCGCAAAAGTTCAATATAGAGCTTGTAATCGCGCATGAACTCTTCCTTGGTCTCATGACTCTCAATCAATTCTACTTGTCCGTAGCCCTCTACGTTCCAGCCACCACCTACATCGTAGGCACCCATGTCTGTATACCAGGTTTGCATCACACGGCCGTTGCCGACAACGTGCGAGAAAAAGCCTGAATCAACAGGACGACGCATGTGGTAGTCCGCTTCATTTTGGGCAGTTGAGTTAGGATTACCCGTTGAATGTGCATGAATTTGTCTGTATGGTTGTTCCCCGACCTGAGGTAAGTCGGTTCTTAATCTACTTGTGTCAATATCCATTATTGTTCTCCTCTCCAAACATTGTTCATCTGCTTAACGGCTGACTCGACAAATGTATCAAGGTCTTTGTCAGTCATGTTGATGTTGTATTTGCTAAGCTCAGCACGGATTTTCGTACGAGCTTGCTCAAGTTTCTCTTCGCCTTTATAGCCAGTTTCAGAGGCGACTTGCTCCACGGCATTGACCGCGTTCTTAGCCAAGATTTCAACAATCTTGATGGTTTTCTCTCCACCTTTTTGAACCAAGTAGTCCTTGACCGCTTTAACGGCGATGCCTGCCAAAACAGTCAAGATTCCAGTAGCTGAAGCAATAATGATTTCAGTAATTTGTTGCATTTGTGTTTTCCTCCGCAATTTCTAAATTTAAGTATTTGTTAAATAGGGCATCGATACGCCCATTTCCACCAAGTTTCTTGTAGCTCGAGTGCATCTTGTGGATAATATCCGACTCGTGAACACTTGTATATCCACGCTTGAGAGCGACTGTAATATCACGCTCAAGCCGTAGATACATTGTTGCCAGATGCGCTTCATCATGAACCGCTAGCTTGTTATTGATCTCAGTTATATTTTGTTTGTTATCCTCACCAATTGCGTGAATAGTGCTCAATTCACCTTTCAGTTCCTTAAATTGTTCTTGGTTGAGGTGACCTGCTTTACTAGCTCGCATCCCAAACCAGCCAGTCGCAACGACTCCGATTGTGGGAGCAAGCTGAGTGATAGCATGTATCATTTTCTCAATTATTTCAGACCATGGCATAGAATCCTCCTCAGTCAATCCGTGGCATGACAATGGTCAAAATACCTTTTTGGAGCATTTCAGCAAGAGGCTGGTCTTTCCAGGTATACCCTTCAGATGGTTGCATCTGGAATTTTAGGATTGTTGGTGTTTCTTTCGGCCATTTTGGATTCGTTTCGTAAGGATAAGGCATGGATACGATATCACCATTCACATAACGACGGTCTTTTACAAGAGGTTTGATGAACTGCGCAACCTTGCTGTAAGTATTCGTTGGCATACCACCGTTTTGGCCAATCGCTAGAGCAATGAGGACTTCAGTGATTGCTGAGACGCTGTCAATGTTCTCTTTGTTCGCAGAAAGGTCCGTCTTAGCTTTGGCCAAGGATTGAACAGCTTGCTCAATCTCAGCTTGTGCCTTCACGATTGCTGAACCTGGGTCTAGCTCAGCTTTGATGATATCAAGTACTGCTTGAATCAAGACATCCTCTTGCTCAGTTGTACGGTCACCTGCCAGTTCACGCATGTTCGTACTGTAACGAGTCCCATCTGACAGACGGATTTCAACCACGGTCTTGAGGTTATCCCCAAGGCCACGAGTGTAAGGCTTTCCTGCCAATTCATAATTGTTAATTGCCATTTGTCATTTTTCCTTTCACTTCTTCAAACTTAGCTTTGAGTTTTTCATCTGATTCGATGATTTGCTTCATCTGCTCAAGCTCCATCGCTGTTACTGTGTAGAGGGCTTCGAGCGTAGCTGATTGAGTAGCCTCTTTGCTGATTTTCTCGCTAAGCGACTTAATCGCTAGACTGCTAATTTGTTTGTCCTGTTCTGTCATTCTGTTTTCTCCAATTTCTGTATTTTTTGATTGAGTTCTTGAATGGCCTTGATTAGATAAGGCACAAGTTCAAATGTGCGATACGAGTATGCGCCGTCTGGATTTTCATAAAATGCTTCAGGAACATATTTCTGAACATCCTGCGCCATAATACCACAAGATATATCCTCTATTTTCCCATCGTATTCTTTGCGATAAGAGTACGTTTTGAGTTGCTCGATAACATTAAGTCCTGAGACTTGGCTATCTTGGATATTGTGCTTGTAGCGACGGTCAGAAATTTCTTTGTTCAAAGTGACCCATGAATATGAATCATCAAAATGATACAAATAAGCGTATCCTGCATGTTCTTGAATTCTTTTGTAAGACGGCGAGTGAATCCAATAACCACCAACACCGGTATCTTGGTCGGTAATATAATAAATATTCCCGCTAACTTTCAAATTTCCGTGAATGATTGGTGTGTTCCAAAAGTGAGCTTGATTGTAGCAGTACATTTCGCCTGATTCTTTTACAAACCAAGCATGATTTCCTGGAGTATCCCACGTCGTTCCCCAATTGACCCAGAGAGCTGTTTTGCCCCAACTGCCAGCACCATTGCTCATTCCTACAAAAAATTGATTCTGGCCAGTTAGCCAATAAGTTTTTGGATCTTTATCATGTGTACCAATTTGGAATCCACCGATTCGCCCTTTGAAACCTTCGAGCAAGGTCGCAGATACTACAACTGACCGAAGCTTGTTGATGAAGGCCTCTTTAGCAGCAAGCGTATCCGTGAAGATATCGCTTGAAACGAACATTCGAGCCATTGCCTGGTCCATAATCAGCTTGTCTGCTGTAATGGTCCTTGAACCGATAATTTCAGCATTCAGCTTCGCAAAGTTGCCTTCGCCGACGAATAGACGTTTGAAATATCCATCAATCGCAGTGAGTTCATCGAGTAAGGTCTTACCCTTCAAACGAATTTTTTCTGCCTCAATCAAAATTTGATTGTTTGTAGCGTTGATTTGCGAAATGATAGAGCCAGCGCTGTTGAGGTTCTGAACTGCCCATGAGCCAGCAAGTTGATTTTGAACTGTACGAACAGCTTCGTCTGTCTCTAAGGTCGCATCTTCGGGGGCTGGTTGCCAGAGTCGATCATTTGACCCTTCATAGAAATCTAACTCTGTCATGAATAGTCCACCCCATTTGTTAGGGTTGTTTCGGTCGTACTCGAATTGTAGATAACCATCATCGAAGTCACCAACGTTAAATTTGAAGGATTTTTTGACCGTTCTACCGTTATCGAATACTGCTCCATCGACCCATCTTGGTTTACCATCAAATACAAGCTGTTTTTGCTCAAAATCCGCACTTGAACCTTTTTTACGCTTGCAGAAATACACTCTAAAATATTTTGAATTGTTATCAAAAGCTAAAATATTGAAAACGTAATCTGCATTTCTCTTGACAATGAAACGTGGGCTTTTTACGACGGCGCCCGGTCTTAGTTCAAACATGCGCTTTTGTCCATTGAAGTAGAAGCTGTGAGCTGTGAATCCCAAACGCCCATTCGCTTCGGTCCAATGCTTCAAACCGTCGTCCGCCCTCGAATTTCGGAGCATATTCGGTCCGCCAGCGTTTGCATATTTACCAACTTCGACTTGAAACAGTTGGCTAGTCATGGCTATACGTGAGACTTTTTCAGCAATATCAGACTCGCTTCTACCAATAATCCGTTCGTACAGCTGATTGGTTTCTTTCACTCGTTGAAATTCAATGAGGTCAGCTTTGTTATCAAGTTGCCGCCTCACTTGCTCACTGATTTGTTTCGCTTCTTGAGCGAGAAGAGTATTCGCTCCAACTTTTTCAAGGGCCTCATCTGCTTTTTGTCGAGCTTCACGTAGACCTGCGCTATCAAAATCTCTGAAACGTTGGTCAATGGTCTCTGTTAGACTTTGCTTGACTTCTTCAGTTTTGGCTTTGGCCAGTTCGACTTGGTCGTTAAAGTCATTCTTGATTTTATCAACTTTTGCATCAAATCCTTTGTCTGCTTCTTCGATTTGGTTTTGAATTTGTTTCTCGAATTCGCTGAATTGCTCAATCTTCTTTGTGAGAGTTCCTGCATACGAATACTGCGCATCATTACCAGATTTACTATCTGCGCTGATACGGCCACGCAGACCGCCCTTAAATGTGAATGACTGGCTCAATACTGGGGATTTGAACGTCTCACCCTTGTTCGTCTTGATAGTCACCCACTGGCCAACATCTAGCAATAGGTGACCTTGATAATTCAAATTGAACGGATAATAGCGGATATCCTTGATTTTGTGATAGAGATTATCTAGCGTTGACTGTGTCATCAAGCTATTTTCGATTTCAAGAGAGCGACCAGTACGCATACCGACTGTAAGAGTCTCTTTGTCTTTCTTACAAGAAATCCCTGCAATCTGATATTCGACTTCACTCTTGGTCAATCCGTGCATGAAGTAACTATCTGCTGTAACCACGAGACCTGAATCAATCAGTTCTCGAATTTCAAGATTGCCGTCTCGATTGAAGAAACAAGAGCGACCAAGGATTTGAGTTGCAAGGCTCAAGACATCCCGATAGGTCGATTTTTTGCCATCTGGTTTCTTGTCAATGTAATAGACTTGTCCAGTTAAATCTGTGGCGTCAAAATATGCATCTTCTAGCTTAACGCCAGTCTGATTTGCAATCTCAGCTACGACCTTTTGGATAGGTGCCGGATAGGTCAAACTTGACTCATACGGTCGATTGAGCTTGAACATCCCGTCCATAAGGTCAAGCTTGGTCGTGTTACGGTTTCGGTCAATTTCAATATCATTGATGAAGTATTCACCCATTTTGACCCATTCGTAGGTTCCATCTACCAAAAGACCGATTTCAGGGTAAATCTTATCTAGTTTATTGAAAGTGGTAATGATGTTCGTAAAGACGATTTTAGCACTGCCTGCGCATGTTCCTCCGGGCTTGTAAGCATCACCCTTGATATAGCCGTAATCAAAACTAGCCTCTTTGATATCGCTTGATTGGTACTGTCCTACTCTGATAGCAAGAGTACGGTCTTTAGCGAACATCGCTTCATCAAATTTCTTTCTTCTGAATATATCCATGTTCTACCCTACCTTTCTACCAGGTTAAATTTAGCGCCTGACCAAGGCTTGAACTTCTCGGTGAACGAATAACTTGGAGCTGTTCTGTCTCCGACGTAAAAAGTACCTGTTGTTTGACCTCTTACTGGGTCAGGGTATGAGACCTCAAAAAAGACCGCTGAGACGGCATTTAAAAGCTGACTCATTTCATCCTGAGTCAGCATGCCCCATTCACAATCTAACTTGCGCTTGGTCGTGATACGGTCACGAACCATGTCGCCGTTCGCATTGCGACCTGTTTCTCCGTCGATATCTTGAATACCGACTTGAAAAGATTTGGGAGACTTGACAGCCACCCCATTGATAATTAAGTGTGCCATTTTACCTCCCTTTAGATGTTAAGCAAGACTTGTCCTGCACGTTCTTGTTCTCGATTGATTTCTTGGATGGCCACACGACCAAATTCGTGTCCGCCAATTTGGATGACGATGTCACCGCTACCACTGAAGCCTCCAGATTGCGGTAAACCACCGCCCAAGGCATTGACTACAGCACCGCCTACGATGCGTCCCATAGTCTGCAAGAATCCGGTATTTTCAAGAGGCATTACAACCTCTTTACCAGCTTCACCAATCATGGCTACTGTCGGACTATCAACGATACCACCACGGGCAAGGCGTGGGAGACTAATAGTTCCAACGGTGCCGAGAGATACGCCCGGAATCTTGTTAATCAAACCGATAACACCGTTAATCATGCCGATAAAGCCATTCACCACATTTTCAATCGTGCCGAGAACCGCATTAACTGCGCTCTTGAATGCTCCACCTACTGCGCTACCGACCATTTGACCAGCATTCACGAAGATGTTTTTGACCGTGGTCCAAACACCACTGAAGAAACTTCCAATCGTGCTAAAAGCGTTCTTGACCGCTTCAAATGCAGTCTTGAAGATATTGCCGAACCACGTAGCAACGTTAGCAAGCGCAGTCGTCACATCATTCCAACGTTCACCGAACCAGGTGCCGATTGACGAGAATACATTCGTTAGTGCGTTCCAAGCTTTTTGAAACATATCCCCGAACCATTTAGCTACGTCTGCTAAAACAGTTGTGATGTCGTTCCAGCGTTCTGAGAACCATTCGCCGAGAGGCGTGAAAATGGCCACGATACCGTCCCATATTCCTTGGAAGATTGCCACAATTGTATCCCAAATGAACTTCAGAACTGCGACTGTTAAATCCAACAATCCAGTTAAGATTGTAGACAAGATATTCATGATGGCATCGCCCGTTTCAGTAAAGCCGTCGAAAATCTTGCTCATATCACCGGTAAGGATACCAGTTATGATATCAAACACGCCTTTGAGGAAGTCGGCAATGCCACCTAAAACATCTGAGATAGTGTTAGATAGAACACGCCAAACTTCTCCTATATATTCAATTGCAGGAGCTAATACTCTTGTCAATTGCTCAACGATAAAGCCGATAGTAGGTCCTACATAAGCGTTAATGACTTGTGACATTTCTTGGAAACTTGCGACCATCTCCAAAATCTTTTGAATCATTGGTGAAATGTGTTTGCCAATCGTGTCCGAGAAACCTTGACTGAGTTTTTCGATAATTGGTTGGATGTAATTATTCCAACCTTTTACAAACAAACTGATAATACTTGATATAGCTTTCGTTGATGATTCAATCGATGGGCGAATGTAATTATCATACACACGACTGATTGAATCTGACAGGTCATTGATCGCTTTTTCTGCGCTCTCAAAAATTGGAGCAATATCTGACAAGGTATTTGAGAGCGCCTCAGCAACGCCTGGCATGTTTTCTGTGATTATTTGCTCAAGGCCTTTTAGTAGGTCTCCGCCGATTTTGAAGCTGATTTCTCTAATGCTTGAATCAATAGCTAAAATAGACGATACAATCGCACTGCCAATACGAATGGCGCCAGTCGATGTTATGACATAGTAGAAGCCATCTGCGAATGCCTGAGCGATGTTTCCAGCCGACGCAAACATATTGCCCGTGTTCTCGAACTGAGCCACAAGCGAGCGAATAATACGCTCTTTTTGGCGTCCTAAACCATTCGCTATGCTTTCGGCAAGAAAGACACCGATGCCAACTCCAATTGTCCCGATAGAACCCGCAATCTGCCCTAGTGCATAAGCGATTTTCTCGGTCATGCCATTGAAGGCATTAACCACCCGTGGATCAGTAGCGATTTCTTCAAGCGTCGTCTTGATTTGACCAAGGCCAATCTTGATACGTTCTAGACCTTCGGCTCTGAATGCAGCAGTAAAACCTTTGCTAAAGAGGTCTGTTAGACCTTTCAGCTTATCTCCAAGACCGTCGAAAATGCTCTTGAATTGATTATCCATGTCAGTTAAGGCTATTTCTGGCAAGATGTCTTTGAAAGGTCCGCTTCCACCTTTTCCTTTCTTACCTTTGCTTTTACCTCCACTACCAGAACCACCAGAGCCTCCATCATCTGCGTCGTCCTTCTTGTTCAAGAGCGTGATTTCATCAAACCCAGCTAAACCAAGCAATTCTTTGACTGCTTTTTTAGCATTTTTAGCAGAGTCTCCGAGATTATCAGCTAGACCACCTGAAGCATCGTCAGCGTCGCCCATGGCATCAGCTAGGTCTCCTGCGCCACCTGCTGCATCTTGCATAGCCCCATTCATGTTACCAACTGCACCAGCTACACCGTCTTTTACAGTGGCTTTCTTATTGAACATCAATGCGATAAACTCAGCAAGTTTAGCAGTAACATTCTTCAAGACCATGGCGAAAGAGTTCAAGACTGGCATGATCGCGTTGATAATCGGCAAGAATGCGTTACCGATGTTGAGAGCTGAGTCTTTCAACAACGACTTGAAAAGGCTGATACTGCCGTTTACAGAGCTTGATAGTGTATCTCCATACTTAGCAGTTGCTTGCTCCAGAATAGCCATGAGGCGGATTTGTTGCTGGGTTTGATAATCTAGCTGATCCCAACTTTGACCGTTTGCAAAACGCTTGAATGCTTCCGTGGACTGAATCATGGCCACATTAACGTTGATTCCTAGGTCTTCTCAATAATGTTATCGCATGGCTTTTTATCCATACTTCTTACAATTTCTTGTAAGTTCGGCATATATTTTCACCTACAACCGAATTGTTTAGGTGCTTACCACTCGTGGGGATATTTTATTCTATGCTTTTTGATAAAACAAAAAGCACAGGTTCAATCCCTATGCTCTACGGTGACTAAGCCTTTTTAATTGCTTAGTTTACCTCGGTATCGTCATGTTTTAATTCTTTAAAAGTGTACCCTTTATAATGTTTCTTTTCACCATTCAAAACTTTATCAATAAAAGACCTAGCTGGAAAAATATCTTTTGAAGCATCACTTTTTGATGCGTACTCCCTTGTTTCTCCACTTTCAAGATGAATAGCTACGATAGGAATCTTAGGCTTGCCACCATCATACTTCCCTTTATTAGCTTCACTGATTTTTCGTTTTGTTTCTTCAGAGTGCTTTTTACCAAAAAATGAGTTTTTAGAACCTGTTCTTTTTTTAGCGATGTCACTCATTTTCTTTCTAAAATCATCATCTCGTTTTTTACCTGTATTTGATATTGACCGTTTTTTAATGGCTGTTGGGTTATTAAAATATTTTGCGTGAGTTTTATACCTCGCTTTTGCTTTAACACTCAATTTCTCTTTAGTGCTTTCAGCAATGCGCTTTGTTTTAACTCCTCCACCCTCAATATTATATACATTGTCAGATGATGATATCCAATAACTTTCTCTCTCATCTAAGATGTTATCAGATACTTCTTCTAAAATAGAAAATTGAAACTCTGATTCTCCAAACAAGTTAAAATCATCTTGCATTTCTTTTGAATAATGCTGGTTATGACGAAGTTTGTATTTGTGGTCATCGAATCGTCTTTTTATATTATTGGATTGACCAAAATAGCTTCTTCCTGTTTTGGTACATTTAATTTCGTATATAATGCCCATAATATCACCTCTTTTTAACTAAGTATATTATATCACATTTATACCGAAGTTACAAATTAAAGTTTAGAGTTTTACCGATTTTGGTAAGTTCTTAATCCGCCTATTTCTAAGCGGTGCGACAAAAGTCTATCGCTTCTGTATTCCCTAGTAAACCAGAGCGAATACGCTCCATAACGTCTGTAATGCTACGACCAGAACCCTCTGCGACTACTGCCGATGTTTGCAACATCTTAGCAGTATATGCACTCAGCTTGTTCGAATCTTTGATAAAGCCAGAAAATAGGTTTGAATATACCGCTCCATATTTCGTCGCTTCACCAACGCCCATATTCATAGCGTTTGCGTTGTCATTGACCCATTTTAAGAATGTCTGCGAGCTCTCGCCCATTTGACGCTTGATTTGGTTAATCGATGCTGTGACTTCAAGAGCCATCTGTGTAGAGTACATGCCAACATCTAACAATTTCTTACCAAGATAGGCAAAGCCAGCGAATTTGGCTAACTTGCCAAATACACCTAGCATCGAGCCAGACTGTGCCTTGATTTTGTCGGTTGATGACTGTACTTTGCTAGAAGCATCTTTGACCTTATTCTCAACTTCTTTCATCTTGTTTTTGAAAGGTGCTATTTCGGCGTCAATCATAACCTTGAGCTCATCAAGAGTAACTCCCATCTATTCTCCTTTCATTTTCATTTTTCGATTGTGACTTTCAGCAAACATGCGCATGCGTTCCTGGTGCAATTTCAGCTCTTGTGCCAATCTCGCTTGTTCGACCCGCTCTCGCTCTTTTTCAAAAAGTTCAGGAGCATAATCCCATACTTCAAGAGGTTTAGCATCTTTTGAAAGCAACAAGGATACATTATTTGCTATCATCTGCGAAAGTCTGTATGATTCAATGATTTTTTCTTTTTGTTTTTGGATATTGACACGATTGTAGCTTTCAATCATTTCTCTGATTTCAAGCACCGTCAAATCCCAAAAATCGAGGGGCTTCCCCCCAATGTCCAAAAACATCGGATAAAGCCCCTCAACCATTTCTTTTACTGATAATATAGCAGTCGATTTTACTCGACTACTTCCATTTTCGCTTTTGATTTCTTGGGAGTTTTCTTCTTGCCTTCCTTCTCCCGTGGCATAAAACCCGATACTTGAAGCATCGGCAAAATAACGTCTGCCATGAATGCTGCCTGATCTCCACCGTTATCGACATAATCATCGTATAGGTCAGATACATCTTCAAATGAGATTCCATGCTCGAACTTTTGAAGTGCTCCATGAGTCAATAACAACATGACTTTCAGTGGTGGCAAAGCAAAGGCTTCACCTTCAGAAGGCATGAATACCTTGAGCAAATTCGCTCCGATTTTTTCTTCAACTTTGGTCGCTTGTAAGGACGTGAGACGGAGCTTCAATTCCTTGTCCTCACTGATTTTCCAAATTGCGTATGGTAGAGCCATCTATTAACCTCCAATTCCATCAACGAATGTCAATTCAGACTGCAATGCAATCTTGAGCGTGAATTCGATAACAGAGTTCACTCCGCCACCGCCCAATTTAACGGATACTTGACCTTCAAAAGTAACCTTGGTATTGTCTGGGTATGTTTGCTCAAAGTAGAGCTTCTCCTTGTTGTCTGCAGCATTACGCAAGACACGATAAGGTGAAGTGGCAGCTGTGTTATCATAAGCGAACTTGTACTCAAGTTCCCCAGCGTCACCAATACCAAATTCATATTTTTTAACCTTGTCTGCAAGAGTCGTATTCTCGACTTTTTCAGGTTCAATACCAAACTCTGGTACCTCTTTCAAACCTACAAGATTTTGATAATCGCCTTTAGTTTTACTAAAAGCAAGCTTAATTCCGTTTGCTAACATGTTTTAGTTCTCCATTCTGTATTGATAAACCAATTGTGAATTCAGGTCCACGATTCCCTCGAAGCGCATCAACTTGTGACGCAAATGCGACGGGTCAGGTACATCTTGACAATCTGTTCTTCGCAATCCTAAAGATGCGAAGATTTCATTGATTTTGACCGCTAAATCGCTCGTACTATCTTTGTTGAAGATATCCACTTTATAGCGGATGTGCGATTTCTTCTCTTGATCGTCGTACCAATCACCTGGTTTGTTCTGTTCTTCCAAAAAAATAACGACTGGGACATTCTCCCAATCGTCTGGATAAGTATCAGTCACATTATCTGCGACCTTTTGCAATTCTTTGTAAATTAAAGGCTTAATATTAATCATTTTATCTGTTCTCTTATCTTTCTACTAACGTATTTTGAAATGTTTCTTGAGACGCGGTCATGGTTATCTTTCAAGGCTGGATACAAGTAAGGTTGCGCAGGTTGACCATACATCTTATAAAACTCCCCTCTTTTCGCAAAGTGGTAAGGTCCTACATTGATTTGGTCTTCATGCACATACCAGGGACTAGATCGGTAAGATACGCTTATTTCTGGCGATATGCCAGAGTGGTTTTCTTGCCCTTTCGGACCCGTCCCGAGTTCAACATAGGCAGCATGATCTGAGTTCGTAAAGACCTCACCTGATATCTTGTTGCCATTTACTTTCAGACGGACTCTAATGCTATTTCTCAATTCACCCTCATTCGCTGGCACTCTGAGTTTCGCTTCAGCTTGTACGACTGTTTTGGCAGCATGCAAGACCGCTTGTCCTACTATCTCGTTGCTCTTTGCACCATATAGCTTACGACATTTAGCGATTAAGCTATCTGCTCCGATTAAACCTGACACGTTCCAACTCCAATACTTGATGCCTGCTGTATACTTTTTTTGAGATAACCCGATGCGTGACTTCTGTTTTGCTATCAATACAGACACCGTCTTTGACATTAATGTCCGCACTCTTGCTCGCATTTGCGTTCAAGATATCGTTGACTCGGTCACCGTAAATCTCAGATTGCAACTTGCTAGTCGCTGGCCACAACTCAAGTCGTACTTCTTCAACCTCGTCCGAGTATCCTTCTTTAGCAATTCCCTCATTTGTCACGGTTTTCTTGAACCGCTTGAGGTTATATGCTTTCAGTCTATTCTTTTTCAAAAACATGACCTGCAACCCTTGCTAATCGATGCATCCGAATACGCTGTAAAAGACTCGTAGACAAGCCAGACTCTCCGTAGGTGACAGATATACCACCTTCACTTCTAGACTGCTCTCCTTCGCTTCCAGAACGGTTGTAGAGTTCAATTACAAGTTCATGTAGTAGCCTGTTGAGTGCTGGAGTCAACTTCTCTCGGTTCGTTTCAGATAAAATGATATTTTCAGCCCTTAAAAGCAAGGACGAGAGGACTGTTTCATCGCTCTCGCCCGTCAATGATTTTAGTTTTTCAAGTTCCATAAGACCTCCTAGTCAAAAGGAGTCGTCTCGTCTCCTTGGATTTCGGTTTCATCAATGATCTCGACAACCTCTGCGATATCGACTGAAAACTCGCTCTTGAGATTGTGTGACAATTCGTTGAAACGCTCGTCTGTCATCTCAAAAACATCATTTTCATGCCGTCTCACTTTTGCTTGCCAGTCATTGAAGGCTTGTTTGACTCTGACTTTCATAGGTCAGACCTTATTTCTTGATTTCAGCAAGCACGACCTTGGAATCGTCTGAAACTGCGACTGTGTAAAACTCGTCAATTGAGATTTCGGTAGAACGTTTCAAAGACTTGCGGTCTACTTCGACGTTTGGATCACGTTTGAGGTAAACTGTCAATGCAGCAGTGTCTTGTTCGGTTTCGTCATCGTGTGTCAGCTTGATGATTGGGCAAGTGTAGAATGCGCTTGTAGAGTCCAGAGCTACCTTACTAGTCGCAACGATACGTGTATTTGCAATCATACCAATTTCACCAGTCATTACAACTTGATTTGGGTATTTATCAGCTGAGATGAAGTTTGGATCTTTACGCAAAGTTGTGACTTGCTTTGGATTGACAAACATAACTTTTTCAGTATTGACTTCTTCTTCAAACAGATCAATTGCATCAACGATTACATCATAGCTAATTGCTTTTGTTTTTGAGTCAAATTTACGAGTGTTTGTTTTTAGAAGGGCATCCATTGCGTCGTTATCGATTTTAGATGCGATTGAGAGTGCAAGTTGGTTCTCTGCGTTACCAACTGGATCGCCATAACCTGAAAGAACTGCTTCGTCTGTCAATTCGACAGCTTTCATAGCCTTTTTGATTGTAGCGGTCTTAGTAGATGTTCCGAGGACCACTACGCCAGCTTCCACGCCTTCATTTACATCTTCGGCATCACCGATGTATGTGTAAGACGGAACTGTGATTGTGTTCCCTGGGACGCCTTCAAGCGTGCGGTCGATAGCTGCAAATGGAATTACTTGTAATTTCTTTGGTAATTTAGCTGCGATCATGTCTCCCATTACTTCAGGATTCACGAGATTTGCGATTTTAGTTTGTGCCATTTATTAAATTCTCCTTATTCGTTAATTCAAAAATGAGTTATACAATTCAGGATTTGACTGCTTCAATGCAGCCTTCTCTGAATGACTCATTCTGTAAAATTGAGCCTTGGTAAGCTCGTTGTTATCTTGTGGGGCAGTCTTAATAGGTGCGCTACCCTTCATGCGGTCAGATACGCCTTTTTGGACTGCATCCTCCCACGTTTTTTGAATACTCGCGACTGACTCAGTCACGGCTTCAGCGTTTGACAAATCAACCACGGCTACTAATTCAACTGGTAAGCCACGTTCGCTTAGCATTGCCTTAGCTTCTGCGGTCAATTCCTTGCGAGCAATAGCCTTTTCACGATTTGCCAGTTCTTGCTCACGCTGATCCAACTGATATTTCTGTTTCTCGTCAGCGTTCATCTTAGCAAGCTTCTTAGCTTCGTTTTCTCTAGCTTCTTGCTCGGATTTCCACTTAGCAAACTTCTTATCGATGATAGCATCGACGTCTGCATCCGTGTACTTCTTCTCGTCTTGCGGTTGTTGCGTAGGTTCTGCAGGTACCTTTTGTTCTTCAACCGTTTCGACTTCGACTGTTTGTGTTTCTTCGTTCATTGCGAACCTCCTATTTTTAAAGTCGTCCCCGACTGTATAATTCCATGGCTTTTTTTGTCATCAATGCTCGGACAATCAAAAAAACCGCCTCAAATTCGACACGGTTTATAGCAATTTACAGTGATTTATAGCAGTCTATTCCTGCAAGTCAAGACTCTGGATCACCTCCTAAATAGTATCTAAAATATTCAGATACCCTAATTCTTCGTATGTTTCTGCAAAAATATCAGGCTTGCACGGATAAAACTCACCTTGCACGCCTTTGATAATATAGTCGCCTTTTTGAGCCACCATGTCTCCCTCAAGTGTTGGAATGACAATACTTGAATCAGAGCACAAAGTATTTTGACCAATAAAATCTCTGATTTCTTCATAGTTTGAGCCAATAAATCTAATAGCCTCAATGACTACTGGTTTCTTTCTGTATTTCATTTTTTCAATCCTTTCTTTACACCTTCAATTATTCCGCTGATCACAGCCAAAATAATAAAGATTAACAACAAAAATACCAACCACCCGAAAGCGATTGATACCCATTCCCAAAATGAACATACTTTTGCTCCTTTCTATGTATTCTTTTGAGACTTAGCATTCTTTTCTACCCATTTTTTGAAATCATCAAACGTATCCATCTTTTTCAATAATAGATACTTCTCGACTTCTTCAATAGCTTTCTCGACAGAATTGTCATTGAAACAATAGCCATTAAGTGACAAATCGAAAATTTTATTTTTGTTTTTCTTATCAACAATCCATAACTCCTCACCATGCCAAGCGCTCTGTGGGTCGTAACATTTCTTAGATTGTATCTCAAGACCGTTATTTTCAATCAATTCTATCAACTTTTTGTACTTATTCATCAGATTCTCCTTTCTGAGCATAAAAAAAGCACTTAGATCTCTCTAGGTGCTTAATTAAATTGATTCTAGTTTTAATGTTTTGAGATATTCTGCCCATTCCTGGTCCAAATCCTCAACAGTTTTGTTCTTGTTTTTTTCATGGACAGCATTGAAATCAATGTTGTCATCTTCGCCTTCTGGCCAAGTGTAAATATCTTGTTTTGCCATATCATTCAATCCTTCCAAATTCAAATTCAAACACTTCAGAAAATATTTCAAGCGTTTTCTCCTGTGCCACACTTTCATTATATCCCAATTTCTTGAATTTATCAATTTGATTGACATATTTTTCCTGTGCACTACGCGGAATACGTTTGTTAGGTCTTGAATACCAATAAACACTTCCTTCGTGTCCTATGGTCAAACCATATTTTACAGTGTTATTTTTGCTACGTTGCTGTAAGGAAGCAAAGTCACTGAGAGAAGGAGGATAACCAGATGGATGATTGTGAATCGAAACAAGACTTTGTTCAGATTTTTCTTTAAAAGCCTTTCTGACTTGGTCGTTATAAACTACACCTTTTGTTTTTCTAGCTTTATTGCTTAATGCAACAATTCTTCCCGTCTCTGCATCGATCAAATAGTAGTCTTCAAACGGTGTTCCATTTCTGTGCTGCAACATCTGCCTTGAAACTCTTGCGATAGATTCGGATAAATGTGAGGTCTTTGGATGTTTTTTTAGTTTGTCAACAAATTCATCACTTCGGACATAGTCAAGGTCTGCTCCAAATTGACCCCCACTTAACTCACGTTCTCGTGGCTTTGCTACATACTTATCATACCATTCGTTGTAAGTCATATCCGCAGGCACATATTCGATTTTACCAGTCTTAGGATTTCTCGCTCGTCGCTCTAGCTTGCTGTAGTCGATATCGTCATCATGTGCGATAGTCGTAGACCTGCACCACGGATGTAGAGGTGGATAGTTGACGCCAGGAACAGCCTTGTCTGTATCGTAGACCTTGTTGTCATGTTCTTGACAGATGTGCGACGTCCGTCTGTCCAATACTGCCACAAATTTGTACTTGGTAATTTCAGCATCTTCATAGCTGAGTAGTTCCATTTGGTTATGAAAAAACGCTGACTCAGTACGAACCAAGCGTCTAGCGTTGTTTTGACCTACTCCGAACCGTTCAGCAATAGCTTGAGAAGTGTCTCTTACGCTTCGACCCGTCATGAGACTTACTAGGAGCTCGTCTTTCACGCTTGAAGCTAGCGCCCCAGTGTTTGACCATATTCTGTCTGAATATGCTTCTCCTGTCCATTTAAGAGCCTTTAGACGCTTGATTTCAGTTTCAGGGAGATTAGAGAAACTATAAGCCAGTCCCGTTTGCTGTTGCAGGTCAAATGTAGCCTTATAATAGCTATCTTTCATCAAATCGCTGTAAAAGGCATCTGAGCCTTTCTTCTCCGAATGATAGATTGACTCACGCATGCGGTCTAGGTCATCGTTTAGACGCTCTAGGCGCTTCATGCGATAAGCGTAGGCTGGACTGTCCAAATCAGCAAGCAATCGTTGAATGTTTGGATCATTTGGTCTAGCTTCAAGAACCTTGCGAAGTTCGTTTAGGTCCTTTTGGTCTTTCATATTTTTCAAGACTTGTCTAGCATCACGCTCGCTTAGACCATAATCACGTTGAAACTTATCAAAGACTTTGTTTATTTGCTTGTCTAAATACGCTTTAGACTGCTTGTAAATCTCATCAAACTTGTCAGCTTGCCTCTCGGCCTTATCCATCTGCTTATAGATGAGATTAGCCTTCCTCTTGGTCCAGTAGTCCTTGTTCTTCATCTGCTACCTCATCGTCTGGCCTTGTGTTAGCCTGATTAAAAAATGGCACACGTTCCATATTTTTTTCTTTCTCTTCCTCAAGACTTTCAAGTTCAGCGTCAGGATCTTCAACGAATGGCAAGAGAGAAATAAGCTGACGAAGTGAGACCTTACCTTCAAGATTATTGATAATCTGTGACAATTCAAGCAAGTTCTTAGGAAGTCCACGGCTAAACTGTGGCACGATTGAATGTGCTTCAAGTGCAATCTGCTGCATGCCCAAGTAATGAGCGAAGATAGCAATACGTTGTCTAAGACCTCGCTTGTAGTTTGCTTCTTTCGTCTTAGTTATCATTTCAAGGCCCAGTAGCTTGAATTCCATGGCTACGCCCGAGCTATTGCCTGCGAAGTTCTTATCTGTCAAATTTGGCACATGGCTGAATGTGTAGATATCTTCTTTCAAAGCCTTACGCAAAATTTCAGTCGCGTTTTCGTCCAGGGCATTCTTCAAGAAATCAGCCTTAGCATCTGCTGGCAATTCCAAAAGGCCTTCCTCAGCAAGAATCCTCATCGCTTCTCTAGCATCTTCCAGATTGTCAGCTAACTGCGCACCGTACAATACAAGAATAGACTCGACTGCTTGCTCTTTGTCATTGACTCGGTTGCCCATCAACGAATTGTAAGCATCAATCAAGCTGATTTGTTGCTCGTAATCACCAATCGCAAAGTGATTATTGCGGTATTCGATGATTGGGATTTGTCCGAGGTTGTGAGGTTCCACTCGCTCGTTTCGTGTTGTTCCCATGCTCGAATCACGCAGCACAATGTGATAATGCAGATTCTGAGTAAAAACTTCTGCTTGATACTTAGTAGCATCTTTCGTGTCGTCTTTAATCTCGTAGTAATAGACTGCAAACAAGGCCTTACGTTCGATACTATCATCGTAGACAATGAATACATTCTCAGGATCTACGCTAGTCGAATCAAGCTCAGTCAGTCCCTCTTTAGCATAGATGTACTCGTAAGCACGCCCGTAGATGGCCATGTTCAGAGCGTTCTGCGCATCTACTTGGTCTATTTCAGCACCATCGAAAGCCTCAAGCAAAGGCTCAAGGTCGCTACCAGCCGTGTTATTATACTTGATAGGATTGCCCATGAAATAGCCCGTAGACGTGTCCGCAATGTCCTTAGCGTGATTAGCTACCGTCTTGTAATTCGGAGCATTCTGATTTCTTCTTGTGTGCTTCAAAATAGCATGCTCACCTAGATAATATTTCTTCAAATCCTGCAAGTGACTGCGTTCTTGTGTGTGCTTGCAAATCAGCTTGTAGATCAATCCTTTATTCAAAGCTGTTTCGTCATATCCATCTCGTGGATAAGTAAAAATCTGATACATTTAATTCCTTTCTATAAGCCATATTGCGAACGTCTGCGAACGGTTGCTTTGCCACCCTCAATACATTGAAGGCTATATCTCAATGCGTCCATTAGGTGGTTGTTCTTATCTTCTGGCTTATTCAACCAATTGCCTTCTTTATCGCGTTGATAACAGTAACTATAAAATTCATCCATGATATGTTCACAACTTGGATGCACATAAATAGCGTATCCTTGCAATTTGGATACGCCTGCCATGATACTATCCTTTCCTTTCCTACTCTCTTTAATTCGAGATATACCATGTTCTGACCTGAGTTCTTCAATCAGTCGTGACTCTGCGCTATCTGCGATGATTTGCGAACGATGGTACCCTTTATCTTTTATCATATTAGCGACTTCCTTGGTTATCAAGCCGACCTTGTACGCTTCATCAAAGATGTGTATCTCTTTTGTTGTGTCGTTTATTAACGAGCAGCACAAAGCAGTTGGATCATGAGTGAAACCAAAGTCAAGACCAATGCACAACTTGTTAGCAGGATTTTGCAACAACTCGTCTTTGTCAAAGTCCTTGACAGTCACGTTGTTGTAGATTAGACCCTCAGCAACTCCCCACTCGCCATCACAAACGATTCTTGCACGTCTTGGATTCGTGTGATACAAATCCTCATAACGTTTGATATCGACTTCATCAAGCCATTCATTGCAACGATAAGTAGTTGTAGTAGCGAACGTATCTGCTCGCTGAGTCTCTTTATCAAAAAAGACACGTTTGAGCCAGTGTCTTTCGTTCCAGGGGTTAAACGTGACCGTGATTTGTTTAAAGAAATCAGGCACATCTAAACTACCACGAATAGACTCGACTACTGTACTGAATTTATCTTCAGTTTCGATTTGATACGCTTCCTCGAACCATGCCCAGCAAAGACTACCGACATCAACCGTGATAGATGTAATTTTCAACTCATCATCCAAACCACGGAAGAGAATCTTTTGACCTGTTTCTTTGACTGTGATTTCAGGCAAAGACTCGTTAAATTTAAATTTATGAGCGACTTTTAGTTGGTTAGCAGCCCACTTAAAATCCGTGTAGGTCGACTGCTTGTTCGTATTCGAATATCTACGCACCACAAGCAAGTTAGCCCAGGGATATTTCAAAATACGTGTGATAAAGTTCAAAGCCGTCGTCTTGGATTTCTTAGAACCACGAGAACCTTTTACAACTCGATAGAGATTTCTCGAGCGCCAGAACTGGCCATATCCACCACCTACTGTCTTAGGTAAGTCTACGACAATATCGTTCTGTTTAATCTGGTATGTCTGACTCATTCGCAAACACCACCGTTCCAGAAATATCAGCCTCTACCTTATCCGTCCAAAGTCTATGTCGTTTACCCAGAAGTTCCGCAGCTTTAATTCTATCTTTAGCTCCAACATCTATATCCGTAATCGTCTGACCTAATTCTCCGATGCTTATCAAAGTTTGTTCCTGCGTCTCTCCACGCATGACCGAAGTTAGGTAAGTGAGCACCTCTTCCTGCGTTGCAATCTTTTCAGAAGAAAGCTGAGCCAGTCTCTCGTCTATATAAGATTTGATTGTAGTATTTTGTAGTAACTTAGACGCGTTGGTATTAGCATATTTAGAGCTATACCCTGCCTTAATAGCTGCATCTGTCGCATTTCCGCTGATGATGTACTCGTCAGCAAATCTCTGTTGTTTTAAAGTTAGTTTAGCGATTTTCCATCACCTCCATTTTTTCTACACAACAAAAAGCCACACGCTTGTGTGACTTAATGAAGACCTCTCATAAGAACAACAGGATTCGAACCTGCAACCAATAGATTAAAAGTCTACCGCTCTACCACTTGAGCTATGTCCTTACTCGTTAACAATACCATAATATCACTTTAAAAATTCCAAAGAGTTCCATTAGTTCCATTTTTTAGAAATTTTTTTCAAAGCGCTCTCTCTAGCTCGATGAATCGTTCCGCGCCCGCAACGTAGCTGAGCCTGAATTTGATTCCACGACAATCCATCAATGTACAACAATCGCATGATGATATTTTCTACAGGGTCGTCCAATGACTCAATCGCTTGAACGAGTTCATCACGTTCGTGGTACATTTGTTTGATTTCTTCATACAGCTGATCTGACTTGTCAATGATCAACACATTCAATTCTTCAGTTTGATTCTTGTTGCTTTTTGACTTTGGCATGCTGTCGAACTGTTGCCCTCGTAAAATACCTGACTTCAAACTGATTATTTCCTGGTGCTTTGACTTTGCTTTGATGTCGATATAAGGCAAAGCCTTCAGCCTTTTTTTGATGTCTATTGCCAAACCTTACCTCCTTCCTAAAGATTTACTTTGTTAAATTCTTCTAGACAAATGCTCGACCAAATAAAATGATTGATTTCTAAAAGTTTCTTGCTCCCCATTTTTTCAATTCTTTGATAAAGCCTGATTTTAAATAACGTTTGGTGATGTTTTGAAAACCTAGTTCTTTTTACTGATAATGTTGCTGTAAACGATAATACTTCGCCATAAGCGCGAATTACACATTTTGCTAATATATCGCTATTTCCCCCTTCTCTAACAACAATTGACACATTAATTGGTTCGTATTTTAAAACCTCAGCGAATTTGACTATATCTTGTTTGTTGTCTGTCTTTCGAGAGCCTGAATATGGGTATTTTTTAGGTTTCATTGCCTGTCCTTTCAAATAATTTTCCCTTCGAATATTAGAGTGATCGTCCCTGTTCCATCTTTGTGTTTAGAGACCAAAGCACGACAATCTGAGCCAAACTCAACTCCTTCGATTGTGATGCTATGCTTCACGTTATCAACGTTGATGATAGAGTCATTTGATGTTTTTATTCTCATGTTCCATCTCCTCACTAACTTTCTAATGCACAAATTCGTTGACCAGGTCACGGATAAAGAACTTCCAATCAGATTCCCTAAATGTCAAGAAACGATCTGTGGTAAAATTTCTAAGCCTTTTATAAAAGAGTATCTTTAGTTGGATTGACTCGCCGACACTCAGTAAGGTACCAGGGAAGCGATGCACTGAATGTACTCTATTTCCATATCCAGAAATATCTAAATGTATTATCGTTTCTGGATATATGCGCCCTGTACTAGCTTCAACTTCGAACTCAACCTTAACTTCTTCTACAATTGGAACTTCTTTAAAAATTGGTCGTGCAGAAAACATTAACGACGAAGTATCTTGCCTTTTTCTTTTCCCCGAATATGGATATTTTTTAGGTTTCATTAGATTCCCTCTCTTTTCTCATTTCTTCAAGCCTTTCTTGTATCGGGTCGATGGTATTCAATTCTTTAAGCGTTGGCCACATTCCGCCTACAAGACAAGAAATGTTTCTGACTTCATTGATTTGTTTAGGTGTTTCTTTAAAATCCCACCATTCAGAACCATCATATTCTCCTCGTTCTAACCACCAGCCTTTGCCAACAATGGTTAAATCAGTAGGAATGTGAGCTGCACCGTATCCGCTATGATAATTAGCTTGCTTGGCAA